TCTTGTTTGGTTCACCTTTATTCTCACAAACCCAGCTAAACTGACAGATTATTCTATCATTGACTTGAGTTTTTTGATAGACTACTTGGCAAGGATTTTTCCCAAAACCGTGATTGACACGATTCAATACCACATAGGCGACGGCAGCTTGACCTCTAATAGATTCAGAGCCGGCTTCGTAGAAAATGTTCTTAGCTAGACAAGCGAGTTGTTTAGCGTCTACTTTAGTATTCACGATAGGTTCTTTAGGTAAATCACTAACACTTTGTTTAGGAAATACTATAAACAAACCTACCAACAAAATCATTGCTTGAATGATTTTGGTAAGGTTGACTGTAAGCATAATGCTCCTTTCTCTGATTATACATCAGATGTTGTTTTACCAAAAGTATTTTGGTTAATCGATCCAACAGTCGCAGTTACACTTGATAACTTGATCGATAGCTTCGGCAACTGAATATACTGATGATGGTAATATATCTGACGTAAACGCCGTATTCAATTGCGGTGGTACTAAGTCTTGGTAATTAGATCCGGCTAAACTTCCGGGCTCTTCTGCCGCTCCCTTACTTAGTAATTGGGGAGCCAATAGTTTATATGATGCTGTTGTATCAGTGCCTGCCACTGGAGCAATGGTTCCTCCTTCAACTGTACCAACAAATGCGGCCGCGTCTGTTATGTAATAATTATCAGAGGTGCTATCATACTCACCCATAGTTTCTGGTACAGGATACATATTAGATACCGGTGTGGTTCCACTAGATGTAGTGACCCTGCCGTTAGCTATTAAAATCTTCGTCATTATAGGATCTAACTCACCTGATATATTATTATCTAATGGTATCCCTGCGTCTATTAATCTTGCTTGATTGCGTTCTTGACGCATCATTGCGATGATACTTTGTCCACCTATTAAGGACGTATCACTGATTGCTTCTAACGTCTGCGCATACATATGCGGGGCAGTGTTTATAGAATACGTAGGTACTCCATCGATAAAAGTATAAAGAGTAGTAGGAAACTTACTCAACGTTGTATTCTTTGGTACTGGTACAGGATCATAACATATCTGTCTTGCTTGTTGCTCTAACGTTAATGCGGTTCCTGTCTGGTCATAATAATCATTTAATAAGGCAGCGCCTGTAGGGTTTCCTTGCTCGATTGCTGTAATTTCTGCGTTAGCTTGATCGATATATGCTTGAACTACTGAGTTCATTGTTGGCCAACCAGATGTACCATATGAAGTATTTGTTCCTCCGGTTGATACTGCAGGTAATGATGCGGTAGGTGGACACTGTATCTGTGCTAGTGGAGGACTACTCACAGAACCAGGAGAAGGGGATAGTTGTCCAGTCGCATAATAAACTTTAGATCCATAATTTGTAAGTGTTAGTGTTATTACACGCCCAAATGTACCACTTCCGTTAGAGCCAGCACTTGAATCATTGGTTTCGATAGTTGTAACTGCTGTCGCCCCGGAGCCTCCGGTTATCGTTACTGTTGGTGTAGGAGCACCTCCTCTACTATACCCACCGCCTGCATCAGTAAGTGTTATACCAGTAATTTGCCAATACCATTTGTAGTAAGTAACAGAAGGTGGACCTGAATCAACGTAGTCTACTTCAGATCCAGTAGTGTACTGTACTGTAGCTGTTGCTCCCTCCCATTCAACTGCTAAGAATAATTCTCTGTATATATTAGATAAAAAATCTGATTGTAAATCTGTTATAGAGCCTTCAATTTTAGCCCAAGGATAAGGTAAACCAGACATTGCTCCTAAGATATTAGACATTGTGTACGTGCCATATGGGCCGTCACCTAACGCTATTAAATTAGTCCCAGTATCTGCTAAGGTTGTGCTCACTGGCACGTTAGTACCATTTACTTGATCTAAGTTTTTTGTAGACTCAATGTTGCTAACAACTTGAGAAAATTTTTCTATGGGTACGGTATCTATATTTTTTACTTGTCGCATAGAAACCGCAAATGCCCCGGCTGCTGTGGCTACATCATCGGGCAATATGTTCTTTAAGTAAGACCCAAATCCTTGGTTTAACAGTTGAATATTCAAAGCCATTATATTATTCCTTTAAGGTAACAACCCTCTAGACTTTGCCCAATCTAATAGTTCACTAGCACTTTTACTTTGAGTTACTCCAGTAAGATCAAAATCGCCGGGATTAGCTATAATGACAGCATCTTCGCCGTATTTTTCTGTCGCATATGCGCGGGCAATTTGTCTCTGTTGGACTAAACCCAATGAATTTAATGACGCTTCCTCTGGTGATATCCATCTACTTGAAGTTTCATTGAAAACATATCCCGGGCCCGGCTGATTAGTTTTAAATTTCAGATAATCAGCCTGTGCTTTCGCAGTAGCTTCAGATGCGCCGCCGGTAGTAAATCCTGATGACAAGCCCTCGTAACTAGTACCGTTAGAAGTTACTGCTTGTATCACTCTACCAAAGTTACTTGTTGATCTCACTGCGGCTTTTACCTGCGGCTGACCTGATGGAATCTGTGCTCCTACTTGAGTAACAACAGTAGGAGAACTCAACGCAGGATTAACACTTCCCGTACCAAATACAGGATAGTATGTTTTGCTATTAGTAGGACCAGGTGAAGCGTTATATAACGGAACTGTCAATGACATATAACTATTAGGTAACAATTTCAACGGGTTCAACAGGTCAGCTAATGATTCTAGTCCAGAGGTTGAACAATTCAAGGGAATCAATATATCTTGTAGGTCTACACCAACTATAACAGTGAACGCACCGTATATCTGACTTTCTTGTAATTCCGTTGGTTCAGTAACTCCATTTAAAATTTTATCAGTATCAGTAGTTTCTAGCCCACTTGCTATCAACGCTAAACTAAGCGATTGTGTTATAGCATTGTACTTGCGTAACGTTTTAAGTAACACACTAGGTAAACCAAAACTATCTATTTTCGACAAGTCGATTACTTTACCGGTTTTTATTAAATCTTGGCCGAACGCCTTAGTAGCAAGATTAACTCCGGTTATGTCTGCACTAATCAGATCATCCATGTTACTATAGGTACCATCCAAGAATGTAGGGGACGTAGCCATTGCTGTTATTGCGACATTTGAATAGTCAACAAATGCGTACCCCATCAACCATGATTGTACAAAATCTTTATAGATTGGATAAGTCTCTGTACCGTCACCATTATAATTAAAATCATTCCATGCTTGAAGGCATGGAAGTCTTATATATCCCCATTGAGTAATATCATTTGAATTGTCGTATGGTAGCCACGAATATGTCTGTGCTACTTCACTCTCAGAGGTACATATGTTAGCCGGACCTGACCAAGTATAGGTAGGGGGTTTACTGTTACCTAAAGCTGGAATAGTATCGTCGCCAATTGATATCAAGTTATCATAGGTAGCAGTTGACATTACTCCTCGTGTGTACGCATCATTAATAGCGTAAGTAAGCAAGCGCAGACATGAATCTTCTACGATAGAGCCAAACGTATAATTAGTATATGATTTGCTAGATCCAGCGCGGTTAGTTACTTCAGGATTGATAGTCAACCCGACGTTTTGAAGCAATGAACTTAACGAATTAACCCCTAGTGGGCTTTGTTTACCGGTATCACTCATGGAACAAATATATCAGGACTTCCTTGTGCGATACTATGACCGCAACTGTTCCCTGATCCTACTCTTAGTACTGGTGAGCCCTCACAAAAAACTGTGGGGCTGGCACTAGTAGTTGTGGCTGCTCTATGCGGAGGGTGTGGTTTTCCCCACGGGGCATGTGGGGTTATTTGACTTACATGTAAGCCAACTTGTATTCCATTTGCGAAAACAGTTCCGGCACCACGCATTATTTTGCCGCCAGCTTGATTTGCATCACCTACTCTGCTTAATTGAGCCATATTATCCTAATACAATTTTCTTGTCCGGTACTTTAATACCAGTAGTTGCTTCTAAGTACTTCATCCTTACACTGTCATCAGTTTCAGCGTAAATTGCAACACTACTAGTATTTAGCTTAAATTCACCCTTCGGATCTGCGGTAAAAATGCTAGGAATCATCTGCATCCCTTGTTGTGTAGGTGCGATAGAAACGGGTTCTTCAATAATCATGAAGTCGCCACCTGATTGAACGACTTTAGCGATTAGTTCCTCGCCTGAATTTAATTTGAATGTGTAAACTGTGTTTGTTGTTAGTGCTATTTGCATCATGCTGCCTTTGTAAAATATTGCTTCAATTCGTTAAATCCACCGATTAATTGTTCATCGATGAAAATCTGTGGTACTGTTCTGGCAGTAGGTACTGCTTCTAGTAATTCTTCTTTGGTATACCCATCTCCGATTTTCTTTTCTTCAAATTGTATACCTTTTTGAGTTAACAATGCCTTTGCTTGGTCGCAGTAAGGACAGTGGTACTTGCTCCATATAATTGCTTTCATTTTAATTCTCCTTATAGATTTGGTAATTCGTTGTAATCGATACTGTCACTCATGACACCGATTACGTAATTGGTTGATTCGTTTTCTTGTAATGCTGTTTGTTTCTTGCTGGTATCAGTATGTTTGTTGAACCATGGAATAGGTGTGCTCTTTGGAGCACTAGCTAAGTACTTAATTCCAATATCTTTCAATGCGCCAACTGCTGTATAATCAACAAAGTCTTTCAATACTGTTGCGTTCAATCCGATAACAGGGCCCATTTTGAATAGATAGTCTGCCCATGCTTTTTCTTCACGGATAACGTCCATATATAATGCGTAGACTTCTTCGCGGCATTCTTCTGCGACTTTAGCAAAACGCGGGTCTTCCTTAACGACTTGATTAATTAAGAAAGCTGTCCAGCCCTTATGTAGCAACTCGTCTTGTAGGATCAAGCTAATGATATTACCGTTACCGATAAAAATCTTATTCTCAACCATCGCCAAACTTGTAGCAAACGACACCATAAAGCGGAATGCTTCTAACGCATAACTAGCATGTAATGCCATGTAGATTGCTTTGATGTGCTCACCTTCTTTTACATCACCGCCTATTTCTTTCAAGCAATTAATCTTGTGTAGCGCATCATAATAGTTACCTACACTACTTGCCATACTTACAATCTCTTGTGTATCATGGATAGTATTGAATACTTCTTTTGGAACGTTGTAGATGTTGCGAATAATATGGCTATAACTGCGACTATGGATGTTAGTCTCAAAGAATGTCCAGTTATACACTAATGCTTCTAGTTCAGGCAACGATACAACTGGTGTAAAAATCTGACTAGGGCCGCGACCTTGTAAACTATCTAACGCAGTTTGACGTAATAGATTACTGGTAAAAATATGCTTAACTGCATCGCTTGCGTCTTTGAAATCATTAGCGTCTTTAGTTAGAGAAATTTCTTCCGGTACCCAGAAGAAACCACGTGCGGTTGTCTCAAAGTTCGCAATTTTTTGATATTTTACTTCTTCAAATCTTTGAATGGTTACGGGACCTTCCGGGTCCAAAAACATTTTTCTATTCAAATAATCTGTTTTAGTGTTTAAGTTATATTGTTGTTTACTCATTAATGTCTCTTTTTATAATCTTCTACTGCTGCCTTAATGGCATCTTCAGCTAATATACTACAGTGTATCTTAACTGGGGGCAATGCTAGTTCTTCTGCTATCTGAGAGTTCTTTAATTGTGCTGCCTCGTCAAGTGTTTTCCCCTTGACCCATTCAGTAACTAATGAGCTTGACGCAATAGCTGACCCACATCCGTATGTCTTAAATCTCGCATCTGTGATTACTCCATCTTCAACTTTGATTTGTAGTTTCATAACGTCACCGCATGCTGGTGCGCCCACCATACCTGTACCTACAGTAGGGTCGTCTTTAGCAAAAGACCCTACGTTTCTAGGATTCTCATAATGATCTACTACTTGTGCTGAATATGCCATATTGTACCTTTATAGTTTACATGATTCACAATCTTCTTGGTCGTCAAAGTCAATGACTTCTAATGGACCTGCTACTTCCTCTTGTTGCTTGCTACCTGCTTTGTTAATCAAGGAGTAATAGAATGTTTTAATACCCCATAGTTGCGATTGCATAAGATTCTTAGCAATCAAAGTAGTGGGTACTTTTCTACCTTCATAATGAGCAGGATTGTAGAATGTATTAGTAGAAATACTTTGATCTACATACGCTTGAATCACAGCGGCTGTTTTTAAATACGCATCACAATCTTTCTGCTCCCACATCAACTGATACTTGTTCTTCAACTTATGATACTCTGGTACCACTTGAGTGAATGAACCTGCTTTACTTTCTTTAACCGTAATCAAACTCATTGGCATTTCAATACCGTTAGTAGAGTTAATTACTACAGAACTAGATTCTACAGGAGCAACAGCCATTTGTGTAGCATTACGGACTCCATAGCTACGCATCATAGCACGTAGACCTTCCCAGTTTAATTCAGGTGTGAAGTCGGCTAGTTCGTTAACACCGTTCGCTCTGCGTTCCCAAGGGAAAACACCTTGACCATAGTATGTTTTGTCACTGTGTTCGCAACGACCACGTTCTTGTGCCAATTCAACAGTAGCTTCAGTTAGATAATAT